CGCAAATGCCGCTTTTAAATTAGCCCAATTTTCAGCTTTGACTGTTGCTACAACATTTAAATTAGTGCCTCGATACATCGGTGTAAACAAAGTTTTTGGGACGTCAGTTAACGCTTGTATATACGTTTTAATAACTTGTTTTTCATCTAACACGATTACGTGATTTAATGATTCTAAATAATTAGCATTGAAACGGAAAGCTTCTTCAATCATTATCGTGTCGTATTGCTTATTGAATTCTGACATTTTAATACCATTTTCGACACTGCGCACAGAATCTTCTGTCAACCCATATCGTTCTTCTAAAAATTTCAAATAATGGCTTGGGCAGTGCTCACATTTTACGGATTTTTGAGACCATTTACTATGTGCATAATCTTTGCCCATTACATGTAGAATCTTGTCATGGTTGTCATCATTATTAGAGTAAATCGCGGTTTCAACAGCTGTACATTCTAAAGTTTCACGTTGTGGGCCACTTTTCATTTCGGTTAATGACAATCTATCAGTCGATAATTTGTTAAGAAGTGTCTGTATGATAGGTAGATTCTTGCCCCAATTTTCTTCTCCTTGCACCAAGACTGAGAGATAAGGCTTAATTTGCTCTTCACTTAAACTCAAAGCTTTCATTGAAATTGGTGTATAGCGCCAAAAGCGTTCTAGTAAACGCACCATCTTAACTCCACAAAGGCATTGATATAGTTCAGTAGAACATGGAGTCATATCTAAGACATCACCAATACGGCAATATTTCAATACCAGGCCTAAACCATGAGGGATATGTTCCTGGCCTTTTGGCGTGAACACTTCATAATACATATCTCTTAATTTCTCTTTGGGTATTGATTTATATACTGCACCTGAATCATCTCCCGATGTTGCATTTCGGTATTCTAATTGGTTGCGATAAGCAATAAAAGCAAGAATACTGTCGACCATAATGGTATTTAAACAGGTAGTATAATTCTGACCGGAAGCCATCTTATGTTTCAGATTGATCTCAATCAACTCTGTTGCTGTCTTTGCATTAGGCAATTTTACGTTGTATACACAGCGGGTCACTTCTTTAAGGACATAATTAAGAAATATGTTTTGATCTACATAGTCAACTTTCGGAGCGATTTGAGCCATCATTAACGTCCAAACATATTTAGTATACGGATTATGTGATTGGTCAAGACCAGATATATCGGTGGTAACAGAGACATTGAAACCTGACCCGATCCATTCTTCGATCATTTTCTCCTTATCTTGATATGATTTACCAATGCTGTAACCAGGTAGTTG